TTAAATACCTTACATCTTTATCTTGCGATTTATTTGATAATTTAGTATAAGCCATTATTGAAAGTTAAGTTGTATTGAATCTTCCTCATCATTTATTATAAATTTATAAGTTAATCTTATATATAATGTATGACTATCTGGAATTATTTGTATTATTAAATTTGTTATGTCTATTTCAGGAACATAAAAAGCACATTGGTCTTTTATTCTACCTTCTAATTCATCTTCTTTAATTTGATTTTCAAATAAAAGTTTTTTTAGTCCTACTCCAAAATTAGGTTCCATTACTCTTTCTCCTGGTTCTGTTAGTAATACGTTTATTAGATTACTCTTTGCTTGATCTTGAGTAGTATATGAAGAATTAAAAACAGCACTTCCATTCAAAGGAAAAGCAACTCCTATCGCTATATTATCATTTAAATCTAGCGGATTAATATTTATTTGTTGTCCTACATCCTGAGCCATTTATTATTTTCCTTTTTTCTTAGCTATTGCTTTCATTAAACCACTATAATCTCTTGTTACCGCATTTGCTACTTCTGGTGGCATACCTGCTGTGTCCATAGGTAGAGATCCACCACCTACAAATGGTTGTGATAAACTTACAGGTGATTGGGCTGTTTGTGTGTTTGTATCTCCTGCTGCTGTTTCATTTAATAGATCATTTAATGCACTGTTAGATGTATATTGTTGTTTAGGGCGTTGAGTTCTTTGGTTTAAAGGAGCACTGCCCATTATTTTTTCTCTTAAAGAATGTTTTGCTTCTTCAGGAACTTCTACTATTCTTTCAGTGTGTTCTACTATTGTTGGTTTTAATTCATCACGTAAGTCTTCCTTAAGTGTTTTAATTTCTCTGCGTAACGCATAATCGATTTCTTCTCTAACTACTTTTCTAATTAGATTTTCAAAAGTTTTTGCTTTCATGTTTTGTTTGTCTTTGTTAATAAATATAAGTTTTTTAAATTTTATAGCGTCTATATCCTACCATTTCAAATTTGGCATTAAATATTTTTTCTATAATTTCTTGATTTCCTGTTAGTTGTAAGTTTGTTAATATAGAATCATAAACTTCTGCTAATGGATCTGAATAGTCAAATGGATCTTTTGATTCTAAATCTGTAAAAGGATTTAATGATGATGTATTGTTATTACCATTATTATTATATCCGGGGTATTGCATACCACTTAAAAAATCTTCTGGTGTTTGCCCATTTACTATATTTTGTGTTTGTGATCCATCTCCACCAGGATTTGAAACTGAACATTTATTTAATAATAATAAAAATAAAGTTTCAAGCATTTGGATTAACATTTTTACTAAATTTAACAATGCTACAATTGCTGCTATTCCTTTTAATATTAAAGCTAATAACTTATTTGCTTTATCTCTAGGGTAATTTAAAGCTTTCATAAAAGATTTTGACAATATCTTTAAAATTGATATTTTACCTTCGGCCAATGTTGCTGCTTTATCTGCTAATATTATAGGACCAGAAGGTGCTGTAGCTGGTGGAGGTATCATTCCTACTCCTTTTATTAATATTTTTGCAACCATTACTACTTTTTGTAAAATGCTTATTATAACTGCTACTGTAGCTATTAATGCCGCTATTTTTGCTAATATAGCTAATACTGATTCTATTAGTGCTTGTAGTTTTTGGAGTGCTTTTTGAGATTTTTCTAAAGCATTTTGAATTTTTTTAGCAAAATTTTTAAGTTTTTTATAATTTTTTTCTGCTTTATTTACTGTTGCTTTAGTACATACTTGACTAGTAAATTTATCTTTTAAAGTATCAGGAGTAGGTAGTTTACTTTTGTACTTTAAAACAGATTTTTTTCCTTCATCTCTAAGTTTAGATTTTGCCTTTTCAAGAAGTCCTTGATTTTTAATTAATAATTTTTGAATTACTGCTTGCATATTATTTTATTTTCCATACATATTATCTGTAGGTAATTTAACTCTATCACTTTTAAATTGAGGTATATTAGTTCTTATATTTGCTATTTGTTGTTTTGTTACATCAAAAATTGGGGTTCCACTAGGTACATTAGGCCCTACTGGAGGTGCTATACAATAAGGAGGATATGTAAATTCTAAGGTAAATAATACATCTTCCAACATATCACACATATCATNTAATATTCTTTCTAGTTCGTTTCCTAAAACTGCATTTTCTGCAGGTGCGTTTTTATCTCCTTCTAATCCTAAATGAATATTATTTGAATTTATTACAAAATTACCTTCATCTCCTGTGTCAAAATGAATGTGATTATTTGCACTAAAGGCCATATGTTTATTAGAATACACTAATAAAGAATCACTTTTAGCATTAAATAATAATCTATCAGAATTTATTATTACTTGCTTACCTTCATATTCGTATGGTTGTTTTGGATTTTCCATTATACTAAGTTTTGTTTTGCTCTATCTATAGCCATATATTTAGTTGTTCCTCCTCCTCTTCTCTTATTACCATAATGTGCTAAGATATTTTCTCTAGAAGTATACACATCTGTTTTCTTTCTTGTGTCTCCCTCTTTATAAGCTATGTGTACCCAACTTCCTCCACTTTCTGGTTTTTCCCAAATTACTTGAGCGTAAGCAGAAATATTATCTATAATCCAGTTTGTTACTTCTGATGTAGGAGTTCCGGGGACCTGAATATCTATAGCGCATCCTTGGGGGTGGTGAGATGAATCACTAGAACCTAAAGAATCATTTAATTTTTTAGCTCTATATCCTGATGTTATTCTCATATTAGGATATCTATCAAATATATAATCTCCTACATTTGTCATAAGATTTTCTAAATTTCTAATTATATATTCTTCGGTCCATTGAGATTTTTTACCCGCATCCTGACCAGGAATGTTAGACCACCCATTACTTTTGGCTCTATCAGAATGTATAAGTTGTGATAATTTGAAATTTTTTCCAATTAACATTTCAGTGTCTAAAACGCCGTTTTCCCTATATGAGGATGTTTGTGTTTCTCCTACTTCTATTAATACTTGGCTGTCAGTAGCTGAAATTTCAGGTTGAAAATCTATTCCTATAGGAGTACCTGTTATTGTTTCTGTTTCAAATATCTCAAAATCTTCTTCAGTAAAATCTCCACTTTCGATTAATTCATCATATAATGATAATTCATCTTGTTCTTCTACCTTTTCAGGTGTAGGAGGAGGGGGTGCGTTATCTTCAGCTTCTATTGTTTCTTCTGGTGTTGGTTCTGAGCTTCCTGTAGGTGCGTTTGCTATTAATGCATCTGTTATATCATCTTCTGTTGTCGTTGGTTCTGGTTCTACATACTCTTCTATAACTGGAGAATCTAATGATGTTAATGGATCTTCTATTATTGTTGGTTTAGCTCCCCATGATTGCCAATTTAAAGATGCAGGTACAAATTTATCTAATTTTTGAGTTGAAGTTAAATATATAGATGAGGGGTCTCTATTTACATCTTCGGTAGTTGGTTCCCACCCTTTTGAGTCTAATTCGTCTGATTGACCGTTACGAATTATTGTAATAGGGTCTCCTGTGTTTCCTGTAGATGACCAGTCATTGGGACCTGGTGATGTTGATCCAAATCTTATTGAATTACCAAATCTACCTTCTAATATATGGTCTCCTTCAAAAGGTAATAGTGGTTTTGTGTTTAATTTTTCATCAAAGTACTCACCTAAAGGTATTTCTGAATCCCCATCCTTTATTTGTCTTACTAACCCTCCTGATGATTTTAAATAATCATTTTTTGTTTTATCATTATTACTTGCGGGATAAGTTCCATTATATGTGTCAGGATTAGGAAGTGCATTATGGTGTGGGTGGTTCCATATATTAATATTATTAAGATAATATGTTTCTGATGTATCTTTTATTATATCTCTTCCTGTTGTACTAAATAATAATACTATTTCTCCTTTTAAGGGATAGTATTTTTGATTTGCAAATAGGGGTCTAGCTAAGTTATTTGCTGATATTAATGTTTTTAAATCTCTTTTATATTCTATTTCTGGATCTTTAACTATTTCACTTACCTTAATATATAATATAGTCCCCAAAGCATCCCACCCTCCTATTTTTTCAATATTAGGAAAATTCATATCTAAAACAACATCAACTACTTTTACAGGAATAAATTGACCTGATTTAGCAGTGTGTACTGAATTTTGATTTGATTTAATTGTAGGCATTAATCTTTAGGTTTATTTAATTGTTTAGGTTCAGATTCAACTGTTTTTGCTATTTCTTCCGTTAATTCTTGAAGTTGGGCCATTTCATCTTCAGTTAATAACCCACCGTCTCCTCCCGAAGTAGATGATGTAGATAAACGTTGTACAATAGCAGCCATCTTAATTAATTGGTCGTCATTTTTAACACTTATTTCCATATATTCTTTAATTAATGGTACTACAACTGTAGCATCACCTAAAGATTGAACTAAAGGTCTTAACTCAGCGATTAAAGAAGCAAGTTGTTTAGCTTTTTTCTTTTGATTACCGTGAATTTCTTTCAATAAATCTGAGAAAGAAGTATCGTCAAATATTAATTGATTTAATGGATCCATATATTTTGTTATAAATATGGAAAAGATTAAACTCTTACATAACCTGTTTCGTTGTATTCGATGTAAAGTTTCTTGTAAAGTTTTTTTAGTACTTTTGTTACTTTAGTTATTACGGGAGTATCAACACCTGTCATTTCTCTAATGTAAATATATAATGCTTTTTTATTGAATATCTCTAAATTTTCTCTACGTTTAAAAAGTATATTAATAGCGTCACATACTTTTCTATCTTTATCTTTTTTAAACATAGTAAACATGTGTTTATCAGTATATTCTGTGAAATAATCTATAAAGTCTTTTATGTCTTGTTTTCTATCGTCTCTACCTAATGAACGTAAAACACCTTCATCTTCGTCTGCTGCTGAGGGATCTGCTTTAGCTTTTTTCTTTTTATAGTTGTTATTATTATATAAAATAAGATAATTTTTACCTACAATTGAAAAATAACTAAATGCTTTAGTGCCTTTTTCTGGTTTAAAATAATCTAATTTTTCTAAAAGAAAACAAATTACTTCATGTTTTAGGTCTTCTAAATCATCTACTTCTGTATAATAGAATTTAAATGTATGGATAAGATTTTCAGCTAATTTGTAGAAAGGATAATGTATTCTTCTTGCAAAAATAATGTCTCGTTCATCTTGGTTAGACGAAGCTAAATATTCCTTTATAGCTGCATCTGTGTCTGGTGTAAAATATTGTTTTTTGGTTCTTTTTCTTCCTCGTTTTTTAGGTCCTGACTCCGGAGTTATAATAATTTCTGGTTCTGGGGGAGGAGTAGGGGCATACTTAAGTTTGTTTGACATGTGGTTTTTACTAATTATTTTATTTAAGGGTAAACTCGTTTAGAGCTTCTTGGATTTTCTTTACTTCTTTAAAGAAAAAACCAATTTGATCGTCTGCTTCAAACCAACCTTTTTCGTCTACTTCTTTTAATCTCTTAGCACAAGCTTCAATAGCTTCACTTTGTGTTGAAATAAAGTCTTCTAAACGTTCGTTTTTTACTATTAAATTTCTAATAACAAAAAAAGAAGCTGTTATTGCTATTGCTAATATTATACTTAATGCTATTTCCATAATTAATCTTTAAAAAATGAATCTATAACATCTAATGTTGCTGACGCTAATTTTGGGTTATTTTCTACTTTTATTTTTTTAGCTGCTCTAAGTGTTTTATCACCTTTAGTAGCGTTTGCTGGTTTAGAAGAAGGATTAGCTGAATTATTCCACAACTCAAATTCAATTTGAGCAGCCATATGATCTGCTTGATGCATTAATAATGGTAAATGTGTTCTTAATCTAGTTTCTTTTTGACCAGACATAAAGTAAAACTTATTTGACTCATCATACAAACCATCATGAATTTTAATTGTAATAAACTCGTTTTGAGTTACTTTACAACCAATTTCTTGAAGTATAAATAATGATCTTTCTGGAACTTTCATTGCAGGAATGTCAGTGTTAAACTTATACATTTGGCCTAATTTATCCATATGCCATTGTGAATCGTTTGGTTGATAATATTCACCTTCTTGTTGACCCATCTTACCTAAATCATGGAATAATGCTGCGAAATGCATTTCTTCGACAGTATATGTGGAAACATCACCACCCATTAAAGCCCACGTTTTATATAACGAATTAGCGCAATCATACACACGCAAAACATGGTCAGTATAACCACCTGCAAATGCTGAATGGTGCCAATTTTTACTTGAGGCAGGCATCATCATCATTCTTTCTTTATACTTGTCTAAAAATGGTAATAGTATGTCTGTTCTTTCTTTTGAAAAACATGTTCCTATTACACTTACATAACGATCCCAATTTGCTTGGATTTTTTCTGCTG